TATATTTGAATGGATGCTTCTTCATGAAATCTACGGGAAGGACCTTTTTAAAATAACGAAGTATGAAATCGATATTCTGCGGTATCGCCCAAAGTCTGTATTGTTGGCTGAGATGACGGGGGGTGCCGGCGGCGGCGGTGTTGGCGGTGGCTTTATTGAAGACGGTGTAGTCGGCTCTGAAACGCGACATCCGAGAGATTATAAACATGAAGATATAGATAACAACGATGATGAAGTTCGTATTCACATTTCAGATGAAATAAATGGCCGCGATGATGATGTAATTGGGGGCGGTGGCGGTGGCGGTGGCGGTATCATCACAAGCGGAATAAAATGGCTTTTTGGAACGTAGCAAATAATATAAACGATACGGTGAATGAATAATATAAATACAATCATCACACAACCACTACTACAAATGAAAGTCTTCGTTCTTCATTACGCCAAACTCACCGACCGTAAGCGCGAAATTATACAACAATTCGAGAGACACGGTATCACCGACTACGAATTCATCGAAAAGTTTGACAAAGACCTGATCACCGATGACGAATGCCCTGAATTTAGCCGTGACTATATCAATAACCGACGCACAGAATTATCGATTCATCTTAAACATATCTACGTATATCGTTTGATAGTTCGAGAGAATTATGACCAAGTTCTTATCTTCGAAGACGACGTGATTCTCTCGAACGGCTTCATGTCGTTGTTGAATTTATACATGACACAATTGCCGAATGATTATGACATGTTATTCGTTGGTGATGGTTGTAATTTACATATTCCGATAAGCATGCAGACGCATAACAAATATATATACAATAAATGTCTTCATGAGACGGCGTGGGGGGGAAATGGAGGCACACGATGCCTTGATAGTTATTTGATTAGCAACGCGTGTGCGAAAAAGATATGCGATTATATTAATGATAAGCACACGACGGTAAATGATTCGAATAAAATCAATTGTCCGGCGGATTGGTGGTTGAATCGAGTCGCGAGAGAACTCACGTTGAAAGTATATTGGGCAGAGCCGACGATTGTAACGCAGGGGTCGCAGAATGGTATGTATGGTCGGTCGATCTCATGAGAACATTCTCGTATAATATGACAGTTCTAATTTATCATAATTGAATTCTTTCTTTTCACGTTTGTCCTTGAAATCAGCCAACGTAATCACCAACAATTGTAATGAAATGTCTGACCATTTCTCTACAATAAGCACCGGCAATCCTTCAAATAATTCGTTGAATACGGAGGAACGCACGATCGGGATACACCCGCATAATAATGCTTCCCATGTTCGGTGACAATCCATTCCATTTCCGAAGGGCGATAATACGAATGCGAACTCGGTCATGTTTCGCCATGTTTGTGTTCGAGGTAGGAAAGTGGTTTGTTGAGAGATCAGCGCGGCCGGTATCTCTCGAATCGCATCGACACGATCGTTGAAACGGTCTGGACACAACATTACATTCGAGTATATACGTATTTTACGCTGATGAAATGGTTTCATGACTTCGCGGATTTCACGAATAAGGATGTGTTCTTGTTCCACAGGTGTAGTTCTTTTTCCTTCACGTGATCCTCCCTCGGTAGTGACCCATGGGTGCCACGGTTTTGCGCGAATCGTATGATAATCTAACCCGATCGGTATCTGACGCAATTTTTGTGTTACATTTTGTATCGCATCTTCAAGTGTTTTCGGCGCATTTTCGGATTTAAAAATTGCCGCATTTGCCGCCCAAAGTTTGGTTGTTTTCTCTGTTAGAAATGCGCGACACGCTTGAATATCCATGTTCTGAGAGAATAATCCGCGCATATTTGGGTGAAGCATGAACATCGCGAACATATTATGTTTCTCTCGCGGCACCACTTCATGAAACATCGTGAGATCTCCGTCACCGCATACAATATAATGCGGAATCGTTATACAAGAAGCGTAATTCTGTAAAAAATGATGAAACGCGTCGCAGCACACGTAGATGGATACGGGGGTTTGGAGGTGGTGGCGATACTTATCTTGTTCAGAAATAAAAATACGAACATGTTCAAGATCATTCGGATTACTTGATATCGGGTTCGCAGACCGGATTTTACACGATTTCAATAATCCACGACTAGATACGAATTGACAAACATCTTCATCGTATGTTAATGACATTATGCTGTGTTGTATATGATTCAATAATAATGATAATACTGAATCATAATGTTTAATTCGTTTATCACGCTGACGCGGACGTTTGGTTGAGTAATCCCCGTATAAATGTAGTAATAGACTCCATTCTCTCGATCATAACCGTCGGGGTTTGGTTCATATCTTCATTCGCAGACAATTCGAGAAGTGGACAGTTTCTTCCGCGAATCCAATCTTCGTGGTATTGATGACACCTCTCAATATAATCGGCCTGAATCGTTTCCCCCGAACGCGCACGTTTGTGAATACGTTCTACGCATACATTCGGTGAAGCATGAATATACACGATTCCTCCCAACGGAACATCCGTCAAGAATTCATCAAACCATAATGTGTAAATCTGGAACTCGTCATGTGAAATATCTCCGGTGTCATACAACATTTTGGCGAACACATTCCTGTCCGTTTCAACACTTCTTTCCGTTATAATAAGCTTTATTTTCGGGTCCTTTACAGCCTTACGCAGTAAAGAAAGGCGCGAAATATACGCCATCATCTGGAATTTGAACGCGTTGGCACGAATATTCTTGTATAAATTTGTCAGTATATTCACGCCGTGTTCATCACATACCTCATTCCATAATGCCACGGGTTCATCTAAAAAACATACCTCTTCTTCAAATGATGTGATGTTCGGGAATAGTTGCGCCTTTTCGCTCCCAACAGACTTATGAATTTCATTCTTCAAATATTGTTCGTATTCTTCGCATGTCGTTGATTTTCCAGACCCGATATTCCCGTCAAAGCTTATAATAAGAGGAGGAGGCATTCAATATACAGATAAACAAACCCGTGGCGGCTGATATACAATACTCTGTTATATTTAATTCAATTTAGAGACGCATTTCGGTTCTAATACTTATATGGCTAAAATTGATATAAAGTTACATATATAATGTTAATGTATTGACGTTAATTTTACGTGTCCATCCAGAATCGAATCATTATGACTACTACTACTTCAACCGGAAATACCGCAACCGACACAACACTTTGCCAAGTGAAGCTAACCGGCGAAGAATGGAACGGAATCGAAATTATGGAACCCGAAGCAGAAATGCGTATCTTGAAACTGATTATCGACGGGTTTCATGACGTGAACCGTGTATTCAATCTTCATATGTCTCTGTTTTCGCGATTAAAAATAGCAAACACTCCGGAAATGGAAGATTACTTATTTCATGAATATTTCAAAAAACGGGTTGAACGCATACTCAGTTTGCTGGATACCGACGCTGCTACGGGTTCTGGTTGTGTGAAGAATTTTGAAATACGCGCGAGATCTAAAAATACGATGAAAAAGGTGGATATGATGAGAATTCAGAATATGAATACCACATTTGGGGGGTCTGGTGATACGTTCGATCATCACATCATAAATACGATCGAATCGATCGTTGAAACAAAGAAATCAACGACCGGTGGCAGCGGTGGCGGTGCTGCGGCGATAGGTCCAAATGAATGGATGAAACATTATTATACGCTGAAATTGATGCTTCATAAATCGGTGGTCGGTGTGAATTCGCATATTATTGATTTTGCCAACTACATTCTTGAGTTATTCAAAGACCAAGTTCAGATCATCGGTTTCATTCGAAACGCTTACCGGTTCATCGAACAAAATGACGCCGTATTCAAATATGCGGATTATCAGTTATACGACCATCAAAAACAACTGTTCACGGTCGCGAAACGTCCTGACGCGAAGTTGATCCTTTATATCGCGCCAACCGGCACCGGAAAGACACTTTCACCGCTTGGGTTGTCCGAGAAATACAAGATTATATTTGTATGCGCTGCGCGGCATGTGGGTTTGGCGCTTGCTAAGGCTGCGATCTCCATGAAGAAACGTATCGCATTCGCGTTCGGTTGTAGTAATATTGATGATATTCGTCTTCATTATTTCGCAGCGAAGGAGGCCATTCGCGACAAACGCAGCGGACGTATTCGCAAAGTCGATAACAGTATCGGTGATAATGTAGAAATCATGATTTGTGATATTCGTTCTTACCTGCTTGCGATGCGGTATATGATGGCGTTTCACCCGCTTGACCAGCTATTGATGTATTGGGACGAACCAACCATATCTCTCGATTACAAAAAACACGACCTTCATCCGATTATTCATCGCAATTGGAGCGGAAATATGATTCCAAATGTGGTTCTGTCGTCGGCTACGTTGCCGCGCGAAGATGAAATCGTTGATGTGATTCAGGACTTCAAGGTGAAATTTAATGACAGGAGTGCGGAAGTATATAGTATTATTAGCCACGACTTCAAAAAATCGATACCGATCGTGAATCAGAACGGATTTATCGAATTACCTCACTATATGTTTGGTGAAGATTATGATCGAGTATTGGAGTGCGTGGAACACTGTAAGACATACAAGACTCTTATGCGATATTTCGATTTACGTGAGATCTTGCGCTTTATTGCGTTGGTTACAAAACCGGTGAAAATCGACGACAGCGACGACAGCGACGACAGCGACGACGACGACAGCGACGACGACGACAGCGACGGAGGAGAGAACGACGCATCTGAATCAAAAGAAAAACACAAAAACGACGATGATCCTGATACTGATGACAACCGCGGCTTGATTCTTACGTCGCAGCGATATCTTCCAGAAAATATGTTTGCCGAAATTGGCGAAATCACGATGACAAGCATTAAGGAATATTATCTACTTCTTCTTGAAAATATACGTCCAAAATACTGGCCACGTGTATATGAAACCTTGTTGGATGTTCGTCTTCGCAAATTCGAATCCGTTGTCAATCTCTCCACAAGCGACGCACATACGCTTACCGACGGACCGACCATTTACCTTACAGAAAATGTCGATAAGGTTGCCGCATTTATGCTTCAAACCGCGAAAATACCGACCGTTGTCATGAGTGATATCATGGAAACAATCGAGTATAATACACGCGTGCTTGAAGAAATCACGAAGACGGAGAAACTTATCAAAGATTTAGAGGGAGAATCGGCAGATACTAGCGGTGGTGCCGACGAGAAGAAAACAAGGAAATTCACCTCCGATACTCGCGTGAATCCTGAAACAGATCGACTTCATATGAAAGTGGAAGATTTGAAGAAATCCGTGAAATATACCGCGCTTCATGAACTATTCGTTCCTAACAGGTTGGAGCACCTCAAACGATGGACAACCCGCACCGCAATCACGAATGAGTTCACTTCGTTCGTGGAAGACGATATCGTCGAACAGATTATGCTTTTGAATGTCGCCAATCACTGGAAACTCTTGCTTCTCATGGGCGTTGGCGCAATCACGAACGCAACCGATCAGAAATACACCGATATTATGAAGACGCTCGCCAAGCATCAGAAGTTGTATCTCATCATAACAGCAACAGACTATATCTATGGCACGAATTATCAGTTCTGTCATGGATATATTGGCAAGGATTTAGAGGGAATGTCGCAAGAAAAGGCGATTCAATCGATGGGACGTATCGGACGTGGTGCGATTCAGCAAGATTATACGATTCGGGTGCGTCACGATGCGATTCTGCGCCATATCTTTACGTCGTTGCGAAGCTCGGAGAAGCCCGAAGTGTGTGCGATGAACCGGTTGTTTGTTACGGATGCCGGGGCGGCGGAATAGAGTAGGCAGTTGTGTATGGAACCGATAAAATAAATACTAATTTAATGGTGATGTCAAATCTTTAAAACTTTTATATTCATGCGACGATATATCGTAATACTTTAATACGACTGAAGTGTCTTGTTTCAAACTGCCTTGATAATTCACAGATTTTTTTACAGAGACACAAAAATCATTCAGCGAACGAAATGCCTGACCTTTTATCGTGCCGTTTTCATCACACTCATAGACGCAGTTCTCGCTCTTACTGATGAGACAGAAACGCTTGAAGACACAACCTTTTTTCTGCTCGTATATGAAGCGGGTATTTTGATTAACAATTTCATTAAGCGGTTTGCGACTGAAGAATGTAGAACTTTTCGCCTTGACTACTTCGCCTGACGATTTACGCTCTGCGGTTTTCTTAACCTTTTGCCCTAAATAAGTCGCGATAGTCGCTTTAACCTTGTCTAACTTTATTTTGATGGGTTTATTTTCTTCAATAGCGTTCTCGTGTGCGTTTGCTCTCATTTTTGATATACTTTCGTCTATCATTCTGATTTGCGTGTAGAGTTCATTTTTATTCTGTTCTAAATCATCTATGACACATTTTACGCTGTCATAATGTTTCTTAATATTAGAAAGTGTTTGTTCGGCGAGTGTCTGCTCTTGTTGTCTCAACATAGCGACTACAGGGTCTTCTTCTTCGTCTTCACTCGGTTCATTACCATCTTCGTCTTCGTCTTCTTCGTTTTCGTTAGGTTCGTCATAAGCATTTTCAGAAGAGGTATCTTCATCTACTATATTTTGATTTTCAATACTATAATTTTCATCCCACCATTCACCTTCAAACTGAGAGAATATATTTCTTACCTCTTCTTCAGATACTTGAAAGAATTCACGACGCGTAAATCGTTTATTACTTAACATATTGTGAATTGTTTTTTCAACATCTCTTGGATTTTTAACCCTTTTACTAAATTTTACTTCAAATTCACAAGGAATACTAGTATTACCGTTAAATAATTGTTTTGCTCTAATTAGCGGGTTATTATTCGTTATACCGATCTTAAGTATACCATTCATACATTTATTTGACATACAATAAATATATCCATAATTATCAATCATTTTGAAACTCTATTATGAATATAATTTTACTTTTATATCACGTTCAAAACATCTCTTCAATCAACTTCTCTAGCGTATCATATTGAAACGTCCATTTTAACTTTTCCCGCGCTTTTGTCGCATCACCTAATAAAAACTCGACTTCACATGGACGAAAATATTTCGCGTTTATTTTTACTCGCGTGATGCCTGTGGCCGCATCTTTGCCGATTTCATTCACGCCTTCGCCGCTCCATTCAATCGTAATACCTTTGAATGCGAATGCTTTCTCGACGAAGGTGCGAATCGTCTGCGTCTTTCCTGATGCGAGGATGAAATCTTCCGGCGTTTGTTGCTCTTGGTCTTGGTGCGGCTGCTGAAGCATCAACCACATCCCGTATACGTAATCCTTCGCATGACCCCAATCTCTCTGACTATCAATATTCCCTAATTCAATACATTCTTGCGTTCCATTTAGGATATTCTTGATTCCGCTTACAATTTTCATCGTCACGAAATTCTCCACACGCCGACTGCTTTCGTGATTGAATAAAATGCCGTTTACCGCGTATATTCCGTATCCTTCGCGATACACTTTCGTAATATAATGAGCATACACTTTCGCGGCGGCGTAGGGTGAAACCGGATTAAATGGGGTATTTTCGGTCTGTGGTGTTTCTTTCACCGCCCCAAACATCTCGCTTGTTCCCGCCTGATAAAATCGAATCTTGTTTTTTATGGATGAAGGCAGCGTTCGTATCACTTCTAGGATGCGTAATACACCGGCGCCATCGACGTCATTCGTATATTCAGGGATTTCAAATGAAATCGCAACATGAGATTGCGCGGCCAAATTATATATCTCAAATACCTCAAACTCGGGGTGCGTTTGTATAATATTGTGTATAAAATTTGTTAATCCGGTTGTATCGGTCATGTCGCCATAACGCAGGTTCAGTTTATCGCGAATATGTTCTATTCTTGTGTGTGAAAATAGCAACGAAGTTCTGCGGACAATACCGAACACTTTATACCCTTTGGTGAGTAACAATTCGCTTAGGTATGACCCATCTTGACCGGTGATTCCGGTAATAAACGCGAGTTTCGTCATCGTATGTATTATTTATATGTCATCTTCTTTATATGAAATATAATAGAGTATATTATATCGCTGTATATCATAATACGATTATGTCCGGTCCTCCCTCCGCCTCCGCCACTCCCACGTCCCGCCCTCCTCGTCGCACCGCCCTCCTCGTAGGCATCAACTACAACAACAATCCTGACGCAACCTTAAACGGTTGCTATAATGACATCGTGAATGTCTCACAGTATTTACGCTCGGTGTTAGCTTATCCAGCGTCCGCTGTGAATGTTCTCACGGATGGAAATCGTGGTGCTGCTGGTGCCGGAACTGCGTCCGCGTTGCCCCCCACACGCCAAAATATCCTCGCAGGTATTGCCGCCCTCGTCAGCGGAATGGTTGCCGGCGATGAAGCAGTTTTTCATTTTTCGGGTCATGGCTCACTTGTTCGTGATACAAATGGCGATGAAGCCACCGGACTCGACTCATGTCTTTGCCCCCTAGATTACAACGCGCCCGCATCCGCCGGAGGTGGCATCATCACCGACGATGAAATTCGCGCACTTCTCGTGAATCGTGTGCCTCGGGGTGCGCGGCTTTACGTCATCCTCGATTGCTGCCATAATGGCACCGGATGTGATGTTCGTTATAAATACGAGGATTTCAGTCTACTTCTTCGCCCTCCTTCGGGACGCACGGCCGCTATCTGGCGCACCCAGCAGAAAGCGTTTGTTCAAGGCAAGTATACCGACACAGTCGGCGAAGTATTTATGATCAGCGGGTCGCGCGACGAACAAACATCCGCCGACGCATATATCAATAACGCATTCGCGGGAGCACTCACCTACGCCGTATTCTCGATTCTTCGCGCCAATCAGGCCATCATCCGCACCTATTCATGGAGCTCGTTATTGCGCGATGTCCGCCATTTTATGCGCGCGAACAAATACACGCAGATTCCGCAGGTGATGACCGGACAATTAATTTCTCCGGCGCGACCGGTTTTTGCCATCGGGGTGGCGGCGGCGGCGGCGGCGGCGGCAGCCGGAAGTAGGGGTGTTGAAACTGGCGGATTACAACTGAGTTCCGGCTCTAATTACGACTCGATTAACGGAATAACTGCGAGAAGCAGCGCAGGTTCTAGGGGTCTAGCAGACACAACTTTATTCAGTTTTAGACTGAAATCCGGTTCAAATACACCCCGACCCCGGCATAATATCAATTTTATTCATTAGAAATATCATCATTTCATAATGGCCGACTATTGTAAGAAAAAATTGAAATGTTTTTTTTACAATAGATTGAATACAGTCCCTGAACAAACAAGAAACGAAACATGGCTACAGTAAACCCTAAACTGGAAACGCTTATGCGCGTTATCGAAGACAACCAAGACAAAATGACTGAAGGCGAATACCTCGAAGCGATGAATGCTTTGGCCGCTTTACACCGTGAAGTTCCGGTTCACGCTGCTGCTGCGGGTGGTGGTGCGGCGGCGGTTCATGGCCTTGCTCTTCCTCCATCCTACAGCGAATCCGCACATTTGTTCGCGGCTGCCGGAGTTGAAGAACGCGTTGACAGTGCTGCGTGGTATCGCGTGACAAATGAACACCCTGAACATTTTGGAATCACACAGGAAATCTGGACGGAACTTTCTCAAGAAGAGCGCGACCTCATGCTCCGTGAAGCAACCGAAATGGTTGTAAACAACCTGGAACGTCGTTGGATAAACTCAGACCCTGAAGTATGCCCATTCATCGCAAGACACGCGGTTGGCAGTTGGCGAGTTGGTGGTGGAGGAGGAGGAGGACTTTATGGAGATGAAGATCACCAAATCTGGGAGTGCGTGTGCGGATATACAGGCAAAACCAAACACTGGCAAAAACACGAAGAAAGCGAACGCCACCAGAATTGGGCCAAACACCGCACAGTGAGCAGCCGGATTATCACAAAGATGAAAAAAACGGTGGTGAGAGACGAACGAGGCGAATTGTGCCGCTACAAACCACAATCAAAGACCGAATTTGGCGGAATCAGATACTTCCCGATCAGTCAAGAGCGAAACGAATGGACGCACCCAGCGCTGTATGCTGATCCGGCTCACCGAAAACCAATACCTACCGCCGACGGCGTTGGAACGACATGGTTTGTCCATCCAAGAGTTCAACGCCACAACTCAAGAGAGTATCTGGATTAAAGGAAGGTAAGCGTGTGTGTGTGTGTGTGTGTGTGTGTGTGTGTGTGTGTCAAGAGGTGCGGATATGCCTCATTTTTTTTATTGAATTTATACATAACAAAAAAGTGTTAGTTACACAAATACATACACACACCTATCTTCAGAAGTTGTTGAAGTCAAACTCGGTTCCTGTCTCCGAATAGTATCTGTTGCATGCGACGCACATCGACAAAGCATATACGCCGCTTGGGTGGTTATAGTGAATGAATTCGGTGCAGCAATCAAAGCCTGTGTCACAGCTGCAGCATAGACCGTATTTGTGGTTGACGCCTTTTTTGGCGCGTTCTTCGTCAGTAAGCTTGATGCCTGGAGTATGCTTTGATGTAGGTGTGGCGTCTTTCTTCCACTCATCGATCCACTCCACAAAGAGCTCACATGCTTCTTTCGTCGTGACTTGGTAATCCGCAAACACACCGGCAATTTCGTTGAAGCCTTTTTGCTTTTCCTGTTCTGGGTTTTCTGGTTCCAATATATCATCGGCAAAGATTTTAGCGTCACGCGCGGCTTCAATCATCGAACACGCTTGTTCCGGCGTGATTTTTCCATCCGCCAACGCAGCAGCAAGATCGCAGAAGAATTTCTGCTCCTTTTGAGATTGTTCTTCGCGTATTTGACGTTGTCGTTCTTGTGTATTCATTTCTTCTGTCTGGCACTATATTCTAATATGTCATGAAAAAGTATTTCAATTTTTATTGGAAATAGCGACAACGTTATATGAACATGATAAAAATAAAAACACACACACACACACACACACACACACACACACACACATACACACACACACACTACTTACATTTAGCGGCGTTGATGATCGATATATTTACCGATGATTTCCCGCATCGCCTTTTCACATTCCCATACTTGTTTGTCAAATTCGGTGCTGTCATTTTCTTTTGTCGTCGCCGCCACCGCCGCTGCTGCTGCTGCTTTCGTCGCTTCTACCGACTCTAGGAATTTTACAGCACCAATCGCCTGTTCGTAGGATGGTGGTGGCGAACGGACGATGTAGAAATGGTCGCGGCTTGAACGGATCGGTGTTTCATCATCCCATATTACCTTCCGCATCATTTCCCAATGCTCTTGAACTCTGTTTTCGTATTCGGTTCTCGGTTTTTTCTCAAACCAGTCGTCTTCCTTTTCGATAAGCATCACAAGCCGGAAGTCGTTGGTGTAATGCTTGTGGTCGCCAGTCATTTCAATCCAGATCCGCGACGTTTTCACGTGTGTTTCTTCGTATTCTTCGTGCCTTTTCTGGAATGCGGGTGGAATCGGTTTCTGCCATTGTGGTAAGTAGTTGTCGCCAATAAACACAAAAGGAAACCAGTTGAAACTGTGTTGGTCGCGGCAGGGTAAGATTTCTAACGGGTCGGTCTTCAACCAATCTTCGCTTTTGCAGTATTTCGGTGTGTGTCCAATTTCACCGCATCGCGCACACTGTTGTTGAAGCAAAACCGGGCATATGATTTCTGAACCGAACTCCGGTCCGCTTTTTGTGTAGTGCGTCTTGCAGTCTTTGAGAGGGAGGCGGCGTTGATAACAAAACGTACAGAATGGGCGTCGCATTTTTCTTGATTTCGTTTGTGTCATTCGGGTGACTGGTCGCGCAAGGTGGGCTTTTTGTTCGTCTTCTGCGAGTTTCACTTCCGTTTCATCATCCCAGATATTCCTGTATTGTATTGGTGAGAATAGATCCAAAAACAAGTATTTTTCATTCCTTTCTTTTTGAGATAGTCGTTCCAAACGGTATGGTGGGAGTTTCGCCATATCCAAGCGGCGGTATTTGGGTTCGGGAACTTCGATTGTCGTCATCGTGAGCATCGTTGTGGTTGTTTCTGTTGCTTGAATCTGTGAATCTATACGAATCAAAAAAAACATTTCAATTTTTTTGATAGTGTGATGGTTTACCATTCATTCAAACACGGTGTCGTCGTCGTCGGTTTCCCGTCGTTCCATATACCTTCAAATATAACAATTTCGGCTCCGCCGCCGGATTTTTGAACATGAACTCCGTATCCGTGAAGTTTATCGTTTTCCCATGTTCCAGCGTATTCGTGCCATTTGGCGAGGTGAGCATTTTCAGCAGCTTCTTCGCTTGTGTAGTCTTTGAGGGGCATACCATAGACAAACGCGGGAGTTCGAAGAGTTCCACGACCATGACGCGCATGGCTGAGCCCGCCGCTTCTATCATCACCACCACCACCACCACCACCACCGTTCGTATTCACACGCATTTGTCCCATATAGACTGTTCCATCTGGGTAACTGTATATATGTTCTTGGAGATCGAGACGGGCTGCGGTTGCGGCATCCGCTTCAATACGTTCTTGTTCTCTTGCCATTTTTTCTCTTTCTAAAAATTCGATGATGGATGGATTTGTATAATGATGATGATTCATAGGCCACGCTGGATTATGGTAAATAAAGTAAAAACATTTCAATTTAATGGAATGGAATGGAATGGAATGGAATAAAAAAGTGTTAGTTTCATAGACACATACATATAATCATACCTGGGATAATGCGGGGGGGGGCGGCCTGTTTTTTTTGGATGTTTACTGTCCGCAGAAGAACGGCATCTCGTTCTGGTTGTCGCACGCAGCCATGAAGTCGTATTCGTCATTTGTTGTCAAGCTGGACATTACGGCGTTTTGGAAGAACTCGCGTGACATTTCTTCTGGGTTGTAGACGAACGGCTCTTCGGCATCTTCATCGCCCCACTTTGACGCGTGATTGAGATTCACTTTTTGAATATCGATAGCTGGGGTAGCAGGAGGAGGAACTTCTGGTTCTTCAGCAGCGGCGGCGACGGCGTGTTTAGACGCACAAAGCGCATTCGCTTCAAGACTCAATCTTGTGCGAGGACCGTGAGGGTGAGCGTATGGCTCGCGGCGTTGTTGTTGTTGTTCTGGGGTTTTCAACGCGGCTTGGAGCCATGGCTTTGAACGACGGTCTTGTTGGCGGTTGTATTCCTCGTCACGTTGTTGTATATCTCGTTCGCGGCGTTCGGTATCTTCGCGAAGACTGTCGTAGTATCCGCTGTTGCGTCTTGGTTCCTCGCGAGGGATGTAGCGTTCTTCGCGTCTTGGTTCCTCGCGAGGGATGTAGCGTTCTTCGCGTCTTGGTTCCTCGCGAGGGATGTAGCGTTCTTCGCGTCTTGGTTCCTCACGAGGGATGTAGCGTTCTTCGCGTCTTGGTTCTTCACGAGGGATGTAGCGTTCTTCGCGTCTTGGTTCTTCGCGGTAGTCGCGGCGCGACTTGTATTGCGGGCAGTAGGACGACGTGTGTCCGTCTTTGTGGCAGATTCGGCAGGCTTGGTTCAGGAGCGTTGGACAGATGACTTTTCCTTGAGGTCCGGGCTGGTCCTTGACGAAGTGGCTGGTATATTCCGATTTGGGTTTTCCGGCGTCATAGCACACCTTGCAGTAAGGAGCGACGGCGGTGGCGGCGGTCTTGCGGGTAGCGTTGGTATTTCTGGACGACGACATTTGTATACGACTTGTTCTCTGTTGGAAGCACTAATGATGACTGATTTGAAGAAAAACATTTCAATTTTTTTTCAAATGCTATAAATCTTTGAGATCATGTTATTTTCTCTATTCCAAATGTCCCGCTGTCATAAACGCGGAAAATGATCGTGTAAATTCTTCCAAGTCTTTTTCGGTTAGGTCGCTCCGTTTTCCGCGAGGCACCTTAGGGGTCAAAAGGTCGTGTTCATCGTCTTCTATCGTCGCGGAGTTAGAAGACGTATGTAGTTTGCTGGAAAGAGTCATATTCTGGCGTTTATATATTACATCAAGATATTTGTTTATGTAGTTATATCATCTGCTGTCTATTCTATCAAATTCACCGCGTATTTCTCGTATATTTTCTCTTTTAGTTTCGATATTTCGAGAGAAATACTTGTTTCCGTAATTACCGGTTTTGAAGACTCCGGTGGTGTGGGAACAGTAAATGTATGACTACACGTCCATCGAAATCCATTTTGATTGTCTTTTTGATCATATACGAGAGATAAGGTGGTCGTCGCTGTTGTCTGTTTTACAATACGTAATGTAGTATATTTCGGTAAATATTTTCTCTCGGCTGCGAACGCATGGCTTATTTCATGTCCTCCTGTCGACATGACAGTAAACTTCTCTTCGGCGTCGGTGGTTGTCGGCGGCGTCGGCGTCGGCGTCGTTGCTTCTAAATCCGTGACAACCTTATTCGCCTCTTCCAACTTTTCGTGTAATGATATTTTCCCTGATTTTGAACTGACCCATGGTCGCGAGAGCTTGGGATGCGACTCCACCTTGAAATATTCTCTCGGAACACGTTTTCCATTTTTTAGATTCACGAACTCGCGATAATACACGACATATTTTTTCATCATTTGTTGTGTGATGCCCGGCGGCAACGATTGTGCTGTATGCTTTCTCTCGCGTTTAGTAGACGGCGGAGTAGTTGTGCTGTCGGGGTCCATTTGTATATCCACGGCATAAAACATATAAAAATGAAACGCTCCTAAATATCAAAGACCCGCGCGATGAACGCAATCCAGGAAGCGAAGCGTTTGTTAAACCGTGGACTCATATTCAAATGTTCGCAAATCGGATTCGCGTTGCGGAGCACGCTGTGTTATACCAACCGGATTAATGTAGGGATTCATGATTATGCGGAATACGCCGCACAATTGCGTGATGGAGATTCGATTTTTATATCGACGAGAGAAACCGAGGTGCCGATTCATACAGTTGTCGCCATTCTACGAGCTCGTAACGTGCGCGTCGTATTTTATATTATGGAAGAACCGCTGGTTGCGTGGGAGTTTGTCGAGAGATTACTTCCGGTAAGTATTCGAATATTCGTCCAAAACAACGAATATGATCACCCGAAGGTTCACATTATGCCTATTGGGATACGCGATTGCGGGTCAGTTGTTCCGATGCATCGGCGGTTTGATCATTCATGTTTGTATGAGAGGGGGGTCTCGATGCGTTTGACGGCGGATGCGGTCACGCGACGACCCATAAAGTGTTTACTGTGTTTCAGCGTATGGACACATCCGTCGCGACAAGAATGCTACGACCTATTCGCGGGTGCGGGTGCGGGTGCGTCGTCGTCCTTCGTCTATAACTTGAACGATGACCCCGCACCTCAACGACGCGAAGAACGAGAGAAACGCAATACACCAGAGTATTTTTATGAGAAGATACCTCCAGCGGTGATTTATGATAAAACAGTCGAAAGCAGATACGCTCTTTGCCCGCGGGGTGTCGGAGTTGATACACATCGATTCTATGAATGTATTTATCTCGGATGTGTTCCGATTGTGGTCCGGACTCATACGGTGTTTGACCGGCTGTATAATTCGGTGACTGGGTTTCCATGTCTCGTTATCGAGAGATGGGCGGATGTAAGCGAGGAACTCTTGGATGCGTCTTATCCGGAATGTTTTACGAGGATGCGCGATTTTCACGCTAGGTATCCGCGGTTTTTGACGGATCTGGATAGTATTGATGGGTTGTTACTGGGGCTTTAGGCCCGTGCTTTAGGCCCGTGCTTTAGAGTATATTCTCAGTAGTATATACTAGTAGTGTAATGCTTCTAACGAAAGGACGACATAGGTGGTCCATGAAATACAAACGCAGTATCAACTGCCGACGCCCGCGTGGATTCTCTCAGCGCCAGCATTGTAAATATGGTCGGAGGTCGACAACGACGACGCGGCGGCGGAGGCAATCGAGATCGTCGAGAGATTAAATTGAACTCCTTTTATTGAATACAGGTATAAATGTATAGGCGTTATATGCTGTCTTTGCTTCGGAGTTTTGTTACACAGGTTGTTGCTGGTCAAACACCCGCGGTCGTATTGGGTCGTTGGGGAATTCAATACGACCCGCGGATAATTGATTGTAAGGTGTTTCAGGCAAATGAAGACCATTGCGGATGTTGTGCTGTTCCTGCTCCAAATCCCGCTCCCGCTACTGTGGAAAATAATATGAAGGTGGACGAAAAAGGAGAGGAATATTTGGTGCCGTATGTCATGTAATGGAATGGAATGGAATGAAAGCGTAGCGGACATGATAATAATATACATCGTGAGTATATCACGGCGTATATTGAGGAATTAGAAAGGCGAATGGAGTATTATTCGATCGCGGCATTCGCGGTGCTTTTCTTTACGGCGTTGTTTTTATTTATACGGAATTACCCGAGTGACAGATTGTTTTCGGTTGTTTTCGTAGTGGCGGGAGGGGTCTTGTTGTGGGGGGCGTTCGCGGAGTCGACGACAGACACGGATAAAAAATAATATTCTCTCGCTACTACATAACACAATCCAATCAACCATGAATCTCTCATTCAACCTCACAAAATATACCAGCGTTATGGCATTTTACGCCGTGCTGACGTATCTCCTCTTCCCCGCGATTGCCTATTTAGCATTCGGAAAAACATTAGAGGCGGCTGGCAACGGTTTCATCGCTGGAAGTATCGTGTCGGTGATTCTGTGGCGGTCGGTCGGGATGGGGATGGTGAAGGCGTAACGCAGTTGTAGGGATGTAGGACACACCCCACAACTACATATGACGCTTAATCACATACGCGCTTAACAACCCCGTCATCGTCGAAAAGAACAGAACGGTTTTTGCTATATCAAAAAATTCATCTTTATCTGGAATGTGAATTTTTATTTGGTCGGAAATGTCGATATATTTATGCTTTTTGTGATTACCATTTTTTCCAATATTGAAATGGATGAGCGCCTCCATAAAAAAGATAATGAATGTGACCAGCGTGATTATGATAAAAACGGTTTTCATTTTTTATTATATATGAGTAAAAAATAGTTTTATTGAATGAATGTGTGACAACGCATTTTCGGGGGAGGGGGAGGTTAGTTGATTTAATCCATCGCACCCGCCCCATATTTCGCCTCTACTTTCTCTTTCAACTTCGCGATTTCATTTTCTAGTGTATAGTTTTCGGGTAAGACCATACGTAATCCTTCACGAACGCTTTCGCGTCGTCGTTCATATACCAAGTGCGGTTTTTCGCGGACAACGACAAGCGACATATATTTCGGCAACACCGCCGCTGGCGCAGTATCTTCGGGGAAGATGCCCTTTTCCAAATCGCTGACAACCTTATTGGCGGCTTCCAATTTTTGTAAGATCGACACTTTTTCGGATTTGCTCGTCATCCACGGTTTTTCAAGTTTGGGATGCTTTTCAACCTTGAAGAATTCTCTCGACCGTGTGTGTTCTTTATCTAACCATTCGAAGTAATACACCACATATTTCTTCATCATTTCCTGGGTGATTCCTTCTGGGAGTTCGCGAGCGCTGTGTTTTCTATTGCGTTTAGTTCCATCATCGTCCGTGCCTTTGCTGTTCTTTTGTTGTTCTTGTAATGTAGCAACGCGTAAATTGTCGTATCGGTTATTCATGGGGTTTCGGTCGAGGTGATCGACGCTTATGACACCGGTGCCTTTTCCGTGCCCCCATGTCTCCATGATGACTTGATGGATGAAGACGTTGTTGTGGCACGATATATACCCGTTTGTTGTTTTATACCACGTGAGCTTCTCGCCGTTGTTGTGGGTTGCTTCGTAGTCCAGTATTTTTTGGTAGCTCGTGAGGCATAATTCACAGTATTCGTTGGGTTCGCAATACATGATTATCGCCGTGATTTCGCCGGTCTGGGGGTTCATTATTTCCCAGATGGGATTTTTCATTTGATTGGCGGTGCGTCCGAGAGATTTCGTGTGGCCGGGTTTGAAGGTCACGACGGATGCGGCGCCGGAGCCGTATTTCTGGGTGATATATTCGTGTTGTTGTTGGAAGTGGAGCATGGCGGGGTGTGTAGCGTAACGAAGTAGCGTAACGAATGTGGAGCCGAACGAATATGTCGCGGAATGAAGTGTAGCTGTATGGAATAGGGTGAAATGGAATAAACAATTTCAATTTTTTGATTGAAGGAAAATTGAAATTAAATTGGCTATGCGGATTTTATAAGTAGGACGTTAAATATGTCAAAGTGTGCTTTTGTTGATGAGGAGGGGGTGAGGTGTTCGAAATATCCAATCTATAATTATGAAGGAGAAATGAAACAGTTATACTGCAACCTTCATAAAGCCGACACTATGGTTAACGTGAAGGATAAACACTGTATTTACGATGGATGTAAAATAAGACCGACATATAACTGTGAAGGAAAGACATATGCGTTGTATTGTTCTTCTCATCGCCTTGAAAATATGATTGATGTAAAAAATCGAAAATGTATTCACGATGGATGCAAGACAATTGCCTCATGCAATTATCACGGAGAAAAAAAAGGTTTGTATTGTAGAAAGCATAAATTACAAGGAATGACTGATATAAAAAATAAATTATGTAGTTACCCAGACTGTAAGACACGACCATCGTATAATTACAAATCTGAAAAGAAACCAATTTTATGTTGTATTCATAAACATGATGACATGATAAACATCAAAAGTAAAAGATGCATACACGAAGGATGCGATATAATCCCAAATTATAATTATGTGAATGAAAAAACTGCTTTGTATTGTTATACTCATAAACTCCCAAATATGAAAGATATCAAAAATAAAACTTGCCGGAATGAATGGTGTAATACATATTCTTTTGTCGAGAAATACGATGGTTACTGCGTTCATTGTTTCATACACATGTTCCCTGACAAGCACGTCTCTCATAACTACAAAACCAAAGAACGCTGCGTGGTTGAATACATAACATCACATTTTCCAGATTTCAGCTGGGTTGCAGATAAAGTAATAACGGACGGGTGTTCGCGTCGCAGACCAGATTTATTGCTTGACTTGGGGAATCAAATCATTATTGTGGAAGTGGATGAAAACCAACACATTAACTACGACTGCTCGTGCGAACATAAACGAATTATGGAATTGTCACAAGATGTAGGCCACAAACCAATTGTATTCATTCGGTTTAACCCTGATGAGTATACCGATGCGAATGGTCAGGACATTACTTCATGCTGGGGTGTGAATGGGAAAGGTATTTGTGTTGTGAAGAAATCAAAAGAAAAGGAATGGGAATCACGCTTGGAGAGGTTGCGCGAACAAGTGGAATATTGGACGAACCCTGAAAACGCTACGGAGAAGACGGTTGAAATCGTGGAGTTGTTTTATGATTGTGACAGTTGATATATGACGCGATGATAGAACGCGTATAGAAATAGATGGCTATGATGTTAATTTTTATATTTATCTTGCGATAAACATAAAATAGAATTGATGTTATATTATGGAACACATACGAATTTCAATTAGAATACGCACGGGTTATCCCCTAATTTTCACTAGGGGCCGGACTGTATCTTCAGCCGCTTCAGGTTGCTTACACCTTCATCAACGACCCACACCGGTTCAGTCTCTGGCACCCGATCATAGGCTTTGCTTAGCGCCCTTAGATCGTAAGTATGCTGATCACCTAATCTCAAAGATTATTACCATACCCAAGTTTCTACTCTTGGCCACGTGCTCCTTTCGGATACACGCTTGGTACTTTTGAGCTCTAAAGGCTTTCCAGAACAACAAGGTGTGTCGCAACTCCGACTTATCATCATCGGAATCACTAGTGTCTGGTCTGGTTATATCATTAAAAACATGATACTGAGGACGCAACTCGTTTACTGTAATCAGAGCTCAAATGATTACAGGAGGACACTTTTCGGCCCTGGTTCGAAACTAATACGATGAACATCAACATCGCGATTAATACATGTTCCAGGCCTCCCATGCCAGACATCACACGAAGAACGTTGTAATTCACGGCATACACGCGAACCTTGGCAGTGTTAGTTCCCTCAACGGTGGCGTTGGAAAGAACAAGCTGAAGGGTGGCGTTATCAATACGAGAGAAGTTGCACGAGCCGGAAGGCTGGTGCTCCTCGGGTCTCAGCGCGAAAGAATACAGGTTGATACCGGTATCAGGGGCGCGAGTGTGGTGCTGCCAAGGCTGAACGAGGTCGAAGTAGGTTCCTTCGCGCTCGGAGAAGCGGTCCTGGCCGTTAAGCTGGAGCTTGGCAGTGACGACTGGGTTCTCACCCCAGCAGTGCATGTCGAGAGAAGTCTCGGTGAGGACGAAAGTGCCGGCATCAGAGACACCAGAAAGACCGCCAGCGCCGAAGTTGGGCAAGTTATACTGAGACGACGTAACATTAACATCGCCCGCGTGCCACCAAGCGTGAGTTCCACTAACAGAGACATCGGCGGCACCAGCGTCGTTGAAGAGGCCGGAGGCGCTGATGTAAGATCCGGTGGTAGCGGCAACACCGTCGTGGGAGCCGAAAGCCATAATGGCGTTGGGGAGGGCATCGACGGCGTCGGTGTAGTTGAAGGGCTGAGCACCGAGGAGGCGGTTAAGAACGGTGTTGGCTTCGAGGGAAGAGCAGTAGTCAACGTTCTTGTCGGGCTGGACAACCCAGATAAGCTCCTTCACGGGGTGGTTGAAGTTGAGCTTGATCTTGTTGGAGGAGGAACCGACGGACTCATCACCGGTGAACTGGAGCTGCTCGATGAGGTACTCGTGGGGGTTCTGGGCCATACGCCTGCGCTCGTCGGTGTCCAAGAAGACGTAGTCGACGTAGAGGGAGGCGGCAACGAGGGACTGGTTGTAAGCGGAAGTGACCTTCACGGCGGAACCGGCGGTGCTGTTCAGGGAGGACATAGCCCACAAGCACTCCTCGATGGGGCGGATGTCAAGGTTGATCTTGACCTCGTGGTACTGAAGAGCGATGAGGGGAAGGGCCAGACCGGGGTTGCGGCAGAACCAGAACTGAAGGGGGACATAGAGGGTGGTCTCGGGGAGAGCGTTACGGGGAGCGCAAACCTGACGAGGAGCGTTGGCGTCGCAAGGACCATCGATGTCGTTGAAGGAGGGGTCGGTGATGAAGGTCAGCTGGGTGGTGTTGCCGATCATCTTGAAGTAGCCACGCTGCTGCTCGGTGGACATGGTAAGCTGGTTCCAGATGTGCATCCAATCACCGTATTGGCGATCGATACGCTGGCCACCGATCTCAACCTCAACCTGAGAGATGAGCTGTTCACCGGGGAAGTCAAGCCAACGGGCATAGACGCCAGTGGAACCGGAGGTGTTCTTCAAAGCCTGGCTAATCTCGGGGAGAGTAACCTGAAGGTAGGTGCGGTAAGCCAAATCACCATTACGAGAGATGGTGCAGGTCACACGGCGACCGAAGTCAGCCTGGCCGTTAAAAGTCTGCTCGATAGACTCCATAGCGAAGTTGGTGTGACGCTTGTAGCTAACCTTCCAGAAAGTGATCTGGGGGTTACCAGTAAGGTAAACGTCTTGGGCGCCATAGGCGACCAGTTGCATAAGTCCTCCACCCATTATAAAATGCTTGTTATACTATTCAAAAAGAAAAAAAATCGCGGAAATTGACACAATTCCGCAGAAAAATAATAGAAATACGAATTAAACAAAAATTGCTAAACTTACGTATACAACGACGGTGGCGGCAGAGAGGTGGCTATTATGTCATTATTTAAGTATAAACCACCTAAAAAGATTGTTTTGGACGAGCGAAGTATCACAACGCTTGATAGCAAACATAAAGAATTACAAGGCGAGTTTCAATATATACAAGATACAATTATTCCTGAATTAGAAAATGAAAGAAACTCCCTAAAAGAACGTTTGCGTATTCTAAAAAATGGCGGCGGAACATCTCATGTATGTAATAATAGCATTCCCGACGATAACGATGATAAACCAGAAAACAACGATAGTCATGAAGAACAAGAACAAGAACAAAAAACAGAAGATAAACATGCGAATAAACCTAAATCAACTCTCGAAGAGTGTCTTGAAATCCGAGACCGAATCAAAGAAATTACCGCCACGATAAAAAAGCATCAACAAGACTATAAGAATTATTACCTAAATAATAGTGAGTATATCTTCGAATATTTCGAAACCAAAAAAACAATCACGAGCGGCGGTTCGATGAAAACAAAATCCCTAAATGCGTTCTTCAACCTTCCTGAAGCGAAGAAAACAGAAGAACTCTTCAAAAATCAGCATAATAATGTGGAAAAATATATGTCGAGTATCGACCAGAATTATATGGACGTTTCTAAATATGTCTATTCCACGGATATATGTCAGTTTTGTCGTCAAGGCGAGATGATTCCGATTGAAAGTGAAGGGATTATGGTGTGTAATAAATGCTCTAAACAAGTCGTTTTCTTAATCGATAATGAGAAGCCGTCCTATAAAGAGCCGCCTAAAGAGGCGTGTTTTTACGCGTATAAACGCATTAATCATTTTCGTGAAATTCTCGCCCAATTTCAGGCGAAGGAAACGACGTCGATACCCGAACATGTGCTTGAAAGCATTAAACAGCAGATCAAGAAAGAGCGAATCGAAATCTCTCAATTCACGGATAAGAAAGCCAAAGAAATCATGAAGAAACTCGGGTTTAATAAATACTACGAGCATATACCATTTATTAAAGATAAGCTTGGGATTAAGCCGCCGGTGATGACGCCTGATTTGGAAGAGCGATTGTGTAATCTTTTTATGGAAATACAGGGTCCTTACGCAAAGTTTTGTCCCGACGACCGCGTGAATTTCCTGAATTATTATTATACGGTGTATAAGTTATGTGAGCTGCTTGGACGAACCGAATTCCTGCCATTTTTTCCGATGTTGAAAGATCGAGAGAAACGCATAGAACAAGACCAGATATGGAAACAGATATGTTTGGAATTTGATTGGGAGTTTATACCGACGCCGTGAATACGCTTCAATCATTGTCGTCCGAAACGATATTGAATATTGAATCTATTCATTAAATCCTCATCGTCATCTATATCTGAATGATGTTCGTCCATGGTGGATGCGTCTGAATCTGAATGATGTTCGTCCATGGTGGATGCGTCTGATTTATTATCATAATAAGGAAAATCATCAAATTCTTCTGCTTTTACTATTTTACTTGAACTACGTATCGGATCCACATTCGGCCATATCAGTTTTAAATTACCGGTTGGCATATTATCAGCCCATATACCCTGTAATACTTTATTATTGGCATAACGAAAAGATCCAAACCCGTTCATTTTATCATTCCGCCAATTGCCTGTGTAACTTGTTCCATCATGCCGCGTCATTGTCCCCCGACCAGACATTTTTCCGTATTTCCATTGTCCATTATAAACATCACCGTTATTCCATGTCATCGTTCCTTTTCCATGTGGTATATTCATACTTAATTCAGGCCAAACCTGTCCATCATACGCCTTATCAGAATATTGTATTTTTCTATTTTTACCACCAATCATACGGTTCTTTCGCGATATCGCGTTCTTTTTTTTCGTATTGCGTTTGGTTTGTCGCCGTCTTTTGGTGTGATTACGTTTGATTTTGTTTGAAACCATATTACCCTTAATAATGCTATATAATATGAATATAATATTTATATTATACAGAATATACTGTGCCCTGTGCCCGACCCTATGTCCTATTCGCCTTTCGCCTGTAATTACGGACTGTCCCCACCCCGCCACTCGCGAGACTATGCGATTTATAAAATACTTGGGCGTTATTGGTGAATAGACTGAAAAAACGGCACGGATTATGCGGATGTGTGACCGCCTCTGTCACCGTTAATTCATATACTGTAATATGATAACTCCCGTTATTGCGAAGGGTTATCGTATATATCCCCGTCGCCGTATCTCGAGTTGTTCCGAGTGCGCCAGTCGTGGCGTTCATCGTAATCGTGGGATAAGAATCGACTGACCCGCTGCTGCCCGCGATTTGTAGAATCGAATAGGACCGACTGGTGGTGATCAACGCCGACGCAGTCGAAGTTCCAGCCGCGGTGGAGGAAGCAAATAAGCGCACAATTGCCGGGGATGTCGGAGCGCCATTTATAACAGCGCGTGTATATGGTGTATGCCCCATCATATAAAGCTCATAGGGTGTGTTCATACCAGCATATACCCATTTCGCTCCAACAGGCACACTCGATGAGGAAGGTGTGCCTATAAGCACATTATTCGCGCGGGTATTATTCCATCCTGAACTCGCATTCGCCGCTTCGGAGTAATTATTCGCGAGTGTGATTGTCCCTGTATGAACCGTGAGATTGGTATTTACGTTCGTGTAATTCGCGACGATATAACCATGTGCGTGGTTAGTTGTCCCCGTCGTATAACAATTCGTGATGCTTTTATTCGTGGAATTTGAGCCCGGAACCCTACCGAGAATGCCACCGCCGGTTGCTAAAATCGCGCCGAGAGAATAGCAGTTGGTGACCGTAACCGAACCTGAATTACTACCAATTATACCCCCAGCGAGGTTGTTGATTATACCTGTGCTATAACATTCACTCACGGTATAGGCGCCACCGCCCGTCCCACCAGTTAAATGTCCGGATATCCCACCTGCGTTCTCATTCATAACACCTGTCGAGTAACAATTGATGACAACAGCGGTTCCACTTGACTCGCCAGTTATACCGCCAGCAAAATGCCCGATTTCGCCGGTTGTCCAACATGACTCACATCGAAGTGCGCCAGCCGTAGCAGGAGAATGGCTTCCGACGATACCGCCCGCATGTTGGTTGATTGCGCCGAGAGAAGAGCATCCTACACACTTGACCGGTCCGCAATAATGTCCGATGATACCGCCACTATTGTTACTTATCGGCCCATTTGAATGACAGTTTATGATAACATTACTGGACGCAGTCGTATTATTCCCGAAATGTCCCTGACCGACCCATCCACCTCCATTTACGAGATGCGCCCCGCCAGTTGCGCGGATTTCGAGATTCACCACGTAGATGTTGTTGTATCCGTTTGTCCCTCCGCCGTTGCCTGTTCCGTTTTGAATAAGCCCAGGGTAATTCGTGATTCCATTTATTGTAATTACCGTGCGCGTTCCATCCGGTTTCAATACACGAGAACCGATTTGGATATTATCTGAATTACATATAAAATAGCCGTTATTGGAACCGATGGTTGTGTCGATTGTTATGTCTGTAATGAATTCGATGGTTAGTATACCAGCGGCTGTATTCGAATTATGTATATAAGAACTCCAATAAACTTCGAACCAGTTTTCTTGGTCGATGCTGTATTCTACATGTTGGCCTACCGCCACCTGGCGAACGTATACGGTTGTTCCACCCGGCCGATAGATTTGAGGACCACCTACCGCAAATCCGGTCTCGCTCATCGGACCCAATAATAGACGCGGGGCGGCCGCGTCGGCGGTGGTTCCTACCGTTTCGTGTGAAAGACCCTCCGAAAAAACGTAACCGTAACCGCGTTGAATCGGATAAGGGACACCGTCTACGACAAGATTCCCTGGACTATTTGTCAAATATACTAAATAAGTATTCGAAAATGATCCAGCACCGTGGTCTTCGTGTGCCGGTGTATCACCGACGATCCATCGCATCGGAATTGTCATGATGTTGGCGGATAACTGAAGCCCCATCGATGTAAATAATTCTGAACGGATTGTAGGTGTTAAAGGAATTGTTAAATATTCGCTGATGTTTGTCGCGGTCATCGCCGCTCTTGCTTGAATCCGCGCTTTTGCCTCTCGGACTTCTTGACGCGAAACCAACCATTCGATACTTTCATTCGAGAGAGCATCCGTATATTGATGTGTTGTCATAATGAATTGTCTGACAGATGATATGATAATGTATAATATAAACAAATATAATATAGATTATTCTCTCGCACTATTATTCTCAAACTCCCGTAATCGTAGTGATCGTTTCCACCTTCACCCATGATTCCGGACACAAATCTCGTGTGTCATGTGATACTCCTGGTCCAAACCAGATATTCGGATAACAAACTATTTTCGCAGGATTTGCGTTGAAATACGCACCCCACCAACTAAATGTGCTATTCGGGATAATATTATGATCACATACACTCATAAGTAACATTTGTTGCCAATCCGCGATTGTATCTCTCACCATATGAAATTGAATATCGCGGCCATACGTTACGCTTGATTTATCGACGGCACATCTATGTTTCAACAACGTAACATTTCTCTCGACAATCGATTTATCACACGGTTCGTAAAATATCAGAAACGAATAACTCTCGGGATTCATTGTCGTGGTTGCCGTTACGATATGTGATATCGCGTTATAATAATAGTCGAGAGACATTACCGGATGAATATGTAAATTCTGAACAGAATCACCGATTCGAAAGTGTGTGCTTACAAGAATACGTTTTTTCGTCGGACTTCCCGGATAATCGCGACTCCATTCTTCACTTCCGTAGATATTTTTTATCCATGCTTGTTGCTCACGAAGCTGTATCATATCACATATTTCGGTGTATTTATCCTTGAAATATTTCTCACTTTGAAAGTAGCCATGAAGACGAAGAGGTTTGGTATATTTCACCGTTTCGGATGGAATAGGTGTATATTGAAACCCGATTTCATCCCATCGGGGCAAAGACTGAAACATCTTGTCTGTTACGCCGTTACTTGGTGTAAGATATTTACGAAGTCCTCGTAGTAAGGTGCTCCAGTGTGTATATCTTGGGTGACCGGGATTACCAGGTAACACTTCATAATTCATAAAAAAAAACGTATCATTGTTACGTAGTGCGCCGGCAATCGTAGTAAATATTTGGAAAAGCTGGTTTCCCAACCCGCCCATGATTGTTATCGTTAGCATTATATTATAAATCAATATGATGTAATTATTTTAAGTTTGTATTTGTTAATGTAATATAATATAAAGAATAAATAATATATATATAAATATACTATGAACATTTATTGTTTTTGGACAGGAACGAACGAACTCACAGAAAACAGAAAACGCTGTTTGAACCAATTAAAACAAACATGCGGATGTAATGTGATTTTAGTAGATCCTTCTAATTTACAAAATTATATATTACCAGACCATCCCCTTCATCCAGCGTATGAATATTTATCGCTGACACACAAGGCCGATTATTTGAGAACATATTTCATGCACTTTCATGGAGGAGGATATTCTGACATAAAACAAACAACCGGCTCTTGGATTCACGCGTTCAAAGAACTGAACTCAACTGACGATAAATGGATATCTGGTTATCCGGAGGTGTCGCATGGTGTCGCATATGGTCCAGTAACAGATAAATGGAGGGAGTTAATCGGTAATGGTGCTTATATATGCAAACCACAAACAAAATTAACAACTGAGTGGTATAATGAAATGATAGCATTATTAGATACGAGGTTGGAGCGATTAAAACGTTTCCCCGCAACGCATCCGCAAGAACAAGGTAATAATGCTGATGATTATATAGGTTATCCGATTGAATGGAATGAAATGTTAGGGCGAATTTTTCATAAAGTAGCTTACAAATACAAAGAACATTTATTGAATCATTTGCCCATCTCTATTTTCAGTAATTACAGATGAATATTTGTTTTGAAGTGAATCTCTTATTTTTATGAATATGTGTAATAAAAATAAGATAAATAAAAAGCACACTAGTAATGTAATATTCCCATTATGTTGCGCAGTTTTTCCGATATTAAAAACGCGATTTACATCAATCTCGATATTCGCACCGACCGCCGTATGATATTCGAAACACAGATGGAAGAGCTTCATTCACGTGACCCATCCGACTATTCATTCTATCCGATTGCGCGTTTCTCCGCAATCTATCATGAACATGGCGCAATCGGTTGTTCGATGAGTCATCTCGAGTGTTTGCGTATCGCGAAAAAAAACGGGTGGGACCATGTTCTTATTTTCGAAGATGACGCGTTTTTCATTCATCCAGAAGTATTAGTTCATCAAGTAAATTCGTTTCTTTCGCGGTTTCGAGATGAATGGGATGTTCTTTTATTATCTGGCAATAATTTCCCGCCATTTAAAATAGAAGAACCGGATTGTTTTCGGGTTGCGAATTGTCAAGTCGCCACATGTTACCTCGTATGTAGTCGGTATTATGACACGTTGATCCAGAATTTTGAAGAAGCTCTCGCCGGTCTTACTGCTAATCCAGCGAATAAACTGGAGTTTGCTTGTGATATGTATTGGAAACGTCTTCAACGAGTTGATCGATGGTATTTGATTACACCGATTTGCGTCATTCAACGTCCAGGATATAGTGATATTGAAAAACAAGACGTAAATTATGAAAAAATGATGACCGATTTGGTGAAAAAGAGGCCGCCGCCCCCGCGCCGCTAAACCTAACCGTTAGTCATCCGTTAAATATCGATCTACGACCCACCACCCAAAATCGCGATCACTTGGATAATGATGCCCCGCCATAATTCGAATATTCGCACATTTCGTCGCAATTTCCATGACTGCCTGTGTTTTTGCCGGAAATCGTCGAGCGAGTATTTTTGCTAGATAATACGCCTGAACTGCGTGGCCTGACGGGTATGCGGGTGTTGCCGCCGAGTCGGAGTGAAGCAGCGTCCCGTTTTTTTCGTTGATGAGTTCAGGCGCGATTTGTGCGGGGCGAGCGCGATTATATTTCCATTTCAACATTTTAATCACAAACATCACACGCGAGCCTGTCATGATTTTGTCCATTTCTTCCATCGTCATTTCGTCGGGTTTGATTACATTCGTAAATGCGGCGGCGGGATTCATGTCGGTCATACGAAAAAATGCGACATCACTCGGCATACGTTTCATAATGTATTCGGTGACAACGATATTCACTTCATCGCGGCTGTCTGGAAATGCCTTTCCGAATCCAGGTATCGAGAGATTGAAAGATGGATACCACCAGTAATATCGTGTGGGTTGGACAAGAAGAACAAGAATATAGGTAATCAATATTGCGACAAAGATACGAAAATGATCGGGATCTTGTTCTACGATCTTATAATGATAGTTACTAAATCTTTCGCGTAATTCTATTACCGCACCGCTCTCTTTTTTAGGTGGAGGCAAGCCGATCCATTTCCGAAATTCATTCCATTCAGGTATTACAATCATTATTATAATATATACTACTTGAAGCATATATTATATGCGCGAACTGGCGCATCCGCGGCGTGCGATGTTATCTATACGCGGAGGGGTGTGGGGAAACCGACGAGGTTGGCACCGATACCGAAGCCAGCACCGGTTCTCGCAGAAACAGCAAGGCTGGGAACATAAGTGTCCAGAATGCTGAAGGTGGCAGCGGCAGTAAGAGCGATCAACGCGACCTCATCGAAAGAAAGGCTGCGTTTAGGGATGGCGTAGGCGGCGATGGCGACCATGACACCTTCGACCAAATACTTAATGGTTCTCTTCACGAGTTCGCCTAAATCAAAAACACCGGACATTTGGATGATTTATTATAAATACTGATAAGAAATTAATATTCCCGATATAGATAAATATACGTTAATAAACAAATGCGTTAAATTCACTTAAACAACTATGTCATACTATATTATAATTCCTTGTTGTCAGAAAATGTCATCGCATTCACACCCCCCATCTGGCGTAGAATTAAAACATACTAAAAACGGTCAAGTGAATCCGAAATACATCGATCTCCTTGAGGAGGACAAGCCTATCGCTGGACAGAAATTTGCGTGTCTTTCTTTCGTTTCACCAGAACACATTTTGAAGCAAAAGGATCAGTTCTTCTTCGAGAAATTCCTTCATTATTGGGATTATCAGAAGTCGATGGAGAAGTTTATTCAGTTCCTTAATTTTGTCTCGTTTAAGTATCATGTCAGTTTTGACAAGATGTCTGCCGATTTTCAGGAATTCGCTAAAGAAGAGAAGGATGTCCTTCAGAAGACGAATATCTATGATGAATACAAGACATTTTTGGACAAGCATGAGGACGACCTAGAGGCGGAGTTTAACGAAAAGCATAACTTCCAGACGTCGGTTCGTGGTTTGAAGGTGCGCGGTGTATTTGGCTCTCAGAAAGAGGCCGAGTTGCGTTGCCAGATGTTGCGCGAGGTGGATCCGAACCATGATGTTTTCGTCGGACCCGTCGGTATGTGGGTGCCGTTTCACCCTGACGCATATAAGACCGGTCGTGTAGAATATATGGAGGAGACCTTGAACCAGTTGATGGCCGAGAAGAAGAAGAACGAGGAGCAGGCGAAGACCGAGTTTGACAAGCGTGTCAAGGAGACGAAGGCGAAGGCGATTCAGGAGAATATCAAGTTGGCGAAGGAGAGTGGGAACAAACTCACGCAGATGTTGGCGAAGGATGGCGAGACGTTGGTGGATGCGAAGCCGAAGGACAGCGTCAGCAGCGGAGCGAGTGCGGGCGATGCGATCGAGAGTGTCGGTGGCGGTATCTGGAATGCTGGTGATGATTCATCGTCTCTCTCGATGACTGTCGAGGAGATGCGCAAGGAGCTGTTCGAGGGCGAGGATGTCGTCATGGATAAGAATAGTGACCACGGGTTGTCGCGGTTGTCCTCGTCGGGTGCGGGGGCGAAGGAGATGGATAACGTTGATTAGTATTTGAATTAGTTCACTAAGAACAAAAAATCGATTATTACTGTGTCAGGTTATACTGACTGTGCGACACAGTAATAATAATCTTTGAAGACGGTCTTGTCTTTCACGCTGCGGCTCATTTTCGCGGCGGAGAAGCCTTCAGCGGCGGCTGCTTTGGCAATCGTATCCCATGTTTTCAAGACCTCGTTGGATCCCACTAGCTTCTTTTCTACCTTTTTACCTGTGGTTGAAATTTGGACACTAATCACCGGATTGGCCTGTCCTTGAATAACGGCTTGTGTCATCGTGTAATAACACGCTTTCAGAGCGAGACCGTAATGGCCTTCATTGCCGCAATTTTGACTCCATACAGTCGCTTTCAGAGCATTCGGGCACGCATTTAGGTATGTCTTCAGGTTCTTCATGTCGTTTTCACTTACCGTCTTCCCTATACTAAGTTTCCATTTTTGATATTCCTTCAATAACACAGAATTCAGGATTTTTCCTGTGTCGGAGAATTTACAGCATTCGAATAAAAAGGTCTCGACATTATATTGCTCTGGGTTTTCAGCGGGATTTGAAATCATTTTCTTATATTCCACCGTTTTCAATTTGATACCTTGGTAGCCATGAATATTTTGGATACGCTTGGGTTTGAATTTCACGTCCATATAATGTTTCAACGCGTGGAAGGTTTCTTTCGCTGGTTTCGTATGCGACCAAAGACGGAAGCGACCTTCAAGATTCACCGACTCTTCTTCGACATCGGGGCGCACAATACAGCATGTCGCGACGAACTCGTCGAACTTTTTCGTCATTTCATTCTCAGGAAGAAGAATGTGTTGTGTGAAGGGTGATTCATTTTCGGCCGCGACGACTTGAAGTGCTTGCGACTGTTGCGCGGTCTTCTCACGGAGTTCGTTATTTGCTAGAGTGAGTTCGTGGATCGTCTTCTTTTTTGATTCAAGGTCGCTGGCGAGTTTCGCATTTTCGGCTTCCAGTTCTTGATTGCGTTGAAGTAGTCTATTGAAATTTTCCACATTATACATTCTCGAGTGAATAATATCCTCGACATGTTTTGTCAAGCGGGCAATTGTGAAATTGGTGTTATCATATGCGATGATTTCGGTTTTGTTTTTACCTGCGACTTCAACCGTGCGGAGTTGGCGTTTGATTTTGGGGTGTGCTTTAATGTGGTTCTCAATTTCGGTTCTATTTGTGACACGGAATGCGGCCGCAAGAATGAAATTATTGTATATCTTATGATGATGTGCGACGCGGCTAGCGAGGTCGTTGGTTTGTCCGAATTTGATGAGTTTCTCGTTGTCGGCGTTGGTGTTGTCGATGGTGCCGAAGTAAATGGTTTGAGTATTCACAGGAAACTGAGTGATGAGCGTTTTCTCGACCGCGCGTTTCTTTTCTTGCGTCAGGGTGATGGTGGCTTGGTTGAGTTGTGCGTTTGTTTGTTCGAGTTGGGCGCGTAACTGATTTGTTTGTTCGTCGACGGTCATGAGAATAATTTCTTCGAGACGCAAATAATAGTCATGGATTTCACCGGCTTTCTTGGTCTGTGCTTTCAGGCAGAGAAGTTTGAAGCATCGGATGGTGAGTTTGATGGTTTGCTTGTTATGGCCGCCATGTTTTTTGGGTTTGTCTTGATTGGTGGAATGTTCTTCGTCACTATCAGAATTCGACGCAGTAATATTTTTATAATCAACATCAAGTTTGAAGTTGGATTCGATAATTCTAATTGCGCAGAATTTTTGACTGAATCCAATCCATCTCCAGACATCGTCTAAATCGACGACAAAATCGGTATTCTTATCATAATTGAGGTAACAATAAAAACTAGCAACAAACAATTGCTGTTCAAATGTGCTGAAGTTTTCTTGAAGTTTTTCGAGGAGAAAATTGTTGTATGTTTGTGACAACTTTGTAATCGGATTTTTCTCGATGAGCTCAACAATGTTGAGGGTTGCCGACGAGGCGGTGCAGGCAGAAGAAGCGGAGGACATCGTTATGAGCGTATGTTATACTATGTATATACGGATGTCTTTAAGTTGTTTTCAGATACACAAGCAAGATTATACAAGCAAGATTGTAATATTAATTATTACATAAAATTGAACTGAACTAAACATGAATAAATGTACGATACATTTTTAGTTCATGCCTGAATTCACGCGCGATTTGGATGAGTCGTTGTCTTGTTTTCAGACATCAAAATACAATCTAATAAGACACTTGGAACGAAACTACCGAGAGAGTATCCATTATATTAAATATCCGCTCAAACCCGTTGGCAACGATAAAAAACAACACGGTGGTAATAACCGGGTCGTGTATATGCTTACAAAAGACGCATTTGAACTCTTCAAGAACTCGTTTAATTTCAGAAACAAATACGTTGTAACCGCGGCAGAAAACACAGAGGTTGTCAGATTCCCGATGTGCATCGAGGGGCAGACTATAGGGTTTATTGAAAACACGTTTCAAGGTTTACATGCGATGACTCGGCAGTTTAAAATTGGGCCGTATTTCGTCGACTTGTGCTTTACAGACGATTTGATTGTCGTGGAATGCGATGAATATGGTCATCGTGACAGGTTAATGGCGCACGAAGTAGCAAGAGAAGAATTCATCAAGAATCAAGGTTACGCAATTATTCGATATAATCCGAACGAAGCAGGCTTTGACTTGTCGAACGTGTTGAATATGATAAATAAGCGGTTGATGTTGCTTTCATAAATGAAAAGCAGTTTTATAAAAGCGACGGATGGAATAATGTCGCTTTTATAAATAAAAAGCAAGAAATACAGTTGAAATGCTAATTTCTCCATCTTACTACACCCAAATGTGAAGCAGCTTTCCATCACCACTTACTCTTCTTCACATTTATCTTCGGTGCCTTACTGTTTTTAGCAGCACTAGGGTCATACGACTGCTCGCCTTCGTCGTCAGAACCGAGATTCTTCGATATTTCCCAGAACTCTTTACTGCCGAGCTTGAATGGCCCGTGCTGTTGTGCCTTATACCAGAAGATTTGGTCTTGTAATTTGTTCGATTTCGCGTTATTATTGATGACCAAACACTCATAATTCTCGGTGCACTGATCCATGACCTGACAAAAGCTCTCAAAAGTGGGGAACATACCCGCATAATTGTCGTAGATTCGCTTACGATTCGCAATATATGGCTCGCGGAGGATAAAAACGTAGTCGATATTCGTGCGGAGATTTGGAGGGATACCAAGGGGATATTGCATTGTGATGACTAACATGATCTTCCAATGACGGCCGTTCATGAAGAGGAGGCGCATCATCACGTCCTTCGTCCATTTGTTATCATACAAGCAATCATCCAAAACAACGAATGTCCTTGGGTCGATGGATGACTTTTTATACGTATCCATTTCCTTTTTCACTTGTTTTAGGACTGCTTTTTGGCGCTTGAGAATATTCTCAATAATGGCGGTATTATACGCATCATGGATGAATAGTTTTGGCACATGGGCGGCGAAAAAACCGTTGCCTGCCTCAGTGCCGGAGATGACGGTTCCAATCGGAATATCTTGGTGGTGAAACATCAAGTCCTGAACGAGGAAACTTTTACCGGTATCACGACGTCCGATGAGAACGATAACGGGACCCTTATTTTCATCGGGGCGAAAGCTGATGGCCTTCATATCGAATTTCGCGAGCTCTAAATTCATATGCTATACCTATTGTTGATACAAACAACGGATATTTTTTTACGACATTTTATACGAAGTATGAATCGACGCCGCCCGTTTAAAACCGATATAAAACTTCTATCGATCAATCATATTATTGTATTTTAGGAGAAATGACTACGACAACCACTACACCGAAATTTCAAATACATTACCGAAAACATAAATATACACCGGATCGGATTGAATCCGCAAAGTTGTATGATATTCAAAATTATATTCCTATTTATACCCGATTTTTTGATATCAACGAGACAAACTACAACGGTATTCAGTTGAACCAAAAGTATTATTTACAGAATATTATCGAACACCCTACACACATTATGGGAGAAACAACCCGTAATGACAATCTGTCTACTACATCTCTAAACCATTTAGAGACGGTGATTGGAGATGACGCTGGAAATACGACGAATGTTCCTATGTTTGTGAAATATTCGCCTTTATTGGACCCCATTCGTTATTTATCTGGGAAATATGAACCGTTGACGGCATCGGCATCGGAGGTGGCACCTACCATCACCAAAATGTCACTTCCTAAATACAATTCAACTCCAGAAAACTGTGAAGAAAAAATGCTTAATACCAATAATTCGTCTTACGTTGATGGATTTTTCTCATATTTGACGAGTCGCACTCTTCATACACATGGTATTGTTCATGGTCTAGACTATTATGGCAGCTATCTTTGTAAACAACGCGAGTTTTCAACGAATGTATTTGATGATATTGATTATTTGGCTGACTGTTCCTTTTTTAATACATATGAAAACCAGCGATTTACGATCGATTACTCACAATTTGGAGATGACGAATCAAGTATGCGTGATCATAAATGGTTGAAACTCCGTAATAAGTTGAATCCTGTATTGAATAAACCTATTTCTATTCTAGAAGACGATGTATTTGATTTTGAACCAACGGTTATACATTCGTCGTCGTCGTCGTCGTCGTCGTTGGAAGCAGCATCTCTCGATGTCGTAGAAATAAATGTCGATAGTTTTGAATCAAGAAGTGAAGAACAAAATCAAGACGTGTTGGACACAAAGATAAAGAACACAAACGGAAATAATATCAGCGAAAGTAAACGAAACAACGACGACAGTGACAGCGAGAGCGAGAGCGATACATCTCAGTCAAATTCATCTTATACTACGATCGACGATGACGACGACGATGACGACGACCATGACGATGACGACGACGACGACCATGACGAAGATATAAAAAACACCAACGATCGTGATGATGATGATGATGATGATGAATCGAACGAAAGCGACGATATGACATCCTATACAGATTACAGCGATGATGAACAGATCATCGTAAAAATCAAAGACTTCCCGATCCAGGCAATTTTACTTGAAAAATGCGTGAGCACACTCGACCATATTATGATGCGAGACGAGCTAACAAAAGAAGAATGGACGTCGCTACTGTTTCAAGTCATTATGACGCTGGTCATTTATCAGAAGATGTTCGCATTCACACACAACGATCTTCACACAAATAACATCATGTTCATCGAAACCACAGAAGAGTTCATTTATTATCTATATAACGACCAGATTTACAAGGTTCCTACTTATGGTCGCATTTTCAAGATCATCGATTTCGGTCGCGCCATCTATAAATTCCGCGGAGAGCTTATATGTAGCGACAGTTATCATCCCAAAGGCGACGCAGCCACCCAATACAATTTCCCGCCCTATTATAATCCAAATAAACCTACTGTGGAACCGAATTATAGTTTTGATTTATGCCGTTTTGCCTGCGCACTCTTCGACTATTTCATTTATGACCTGCGCAAGGTAGAAAAGCTGTGTAAGTCAGACCCCATTATCAAGCTGGTTGTAAAATGGACAACCGACGACAAGGGGCGTAATGTGCTGTATAAATCGAGCGGTGAGGAGCGATATCCGGATTTCAAACTGTATAAGATGATCTCTCGATCGGTCCATAATCATATTCCCGCGAATGAAATCCATAATCCACTCTTCGATGAATACAAGATCACGTATAAAAAATACAAGAAACACGCAGCACTCGCGGCGAAATTCTTGAAAGACGGTAAAAATACGCATATTATGATGAATGTGGATACGTTACCTAGTTATTCTGGCGCTGTCTGTTCAGAAACATCTCTCGATGAGCAGGAACTCCATTCTTCGCGATAAATTCGATATTGCGCATGGTCCATCCCATGCTCGATCCAGAATGACCGGTTTCCATATTATCACCGACGAGTGTAACAATCCGGTCATCACCGTAACTGAACATGAATCCGCGATCAGCGGGAGGACTGTATTTCGAAAGATATGTCCAAACACTCTTCGCATCAGTTCCGACCTGGGGTAGTTGACCGACGCGAACAATCGAACGCATTCCGTCGCGAATCATGTCTTCCGACCATTTGTCATTCATATAAGATAGGTCGCATGCTTGGACCGCATCCAAGGTAAGAGGCCAGTATTCGGCGGCGGCCGCGGCGGCAGGAGAGCGTTCTAATTCAACAGCTACAGATTCGGGGGCGACAACAGACGACATTACAATACGAATGATAAAGATTCATGTCATCATATACAATATAAACATAACGAATCAATTTTATGTTTATAACACAATACAATAAGTATTTGAAATACTATCTCATAGCAGAAGCGATTCGATCTAACACCACACCAACAACTACCCCGAGTGTCAAGCTGCCAGATACAAACCCGACAACGGCAGTAATTAACATTATTATCCATCGACGGTCAAATGATTGCGGTTTGAATAAACTATCCCAGTCGCCAGTTTTATAAACGACTAACAACATCACGCCGACTACCGCCGCAATCGGAATTTCGTTGATTGCGCGTCCAAAGAATAGACATATCACAATAAAAAGCACACTCGTTATCACTGATGAGAACTGAGTTTTCGCACCGTTGGCCAAATTCAGCTTGCTTTGCCCGACCAACACACAGCCGCCGAACCCGCCGGTGAGCCCCGTAGCAACATTCGCGATGCCTTGGACGAGACTCTCTCGAAACGAATCACCCTTTATACCTATAGCACTTTCGGCGTCTTTCACCATAATCAACGATTCCAATAAACCTGTAAATGCCATGGCCGCCGAAAACGGCAGCATTTTCATAAGACTCTCCGCGTCATATTTTATTTTACTAGATGATACCGCATCCGTTGAAATAATCGAAGGCAGCTCCGACTTTAATGCTCCGATATCTTTGACGCGGTCAATATTGTAATATTGCGTAAATATGTAAATAAAAACTGTTATCGCAAACATCGATACAAGACCACCTGGTATATGAATATACTGATCTTTACTATGCGTTATTTTAACCATGCCAAAAAACGCAATCAACGTAGATATGATGGTGAATAGAGTCGTATTCGCCATTTTAAGCCCGGTGAACCATTTATGTTCCTTATCTTTGAAATTATCCAATTGATGAACCGCAATAAGACCAGCCAACGCAAGTAAAAACCCCGACATGATATGTTTTGGAACATATGTGATATACTTATATAATCCTGTTATCGCGGCTACAATCTGCATAAAACCACCAGCGATCACAGTAGGGATGATATATTCTTTCCCGAGTAAGGTGCTTACTCCTGCGATGGAAGTGGCGACTGCCGCGGTAGAACCTGAGATCATCGTTGGCATACCACCGAATAATGAAGTAATGAGAGACATCACCATCGTGTTTTGAATTCCTATACTCGGTGACAATCCCATTATGAACGCGAACGCAATAGATTCAGGTATCAATAATAGCGCAATCGTCAGACCCGATAGAAATTCATTCACGAGTTGAGTTACTGTATTCATAATAACAAACGTTATTATATAATATAAATATATTTCTGTTATATATCGATAAAACATCATGCTACACCGCAAAAAATTAAGCATGATATCGATTTGGAAATGATATACGCGGTTTATGAATCAATAAGTGGGTATGTCTTTTCAAGTATAGACATTTTTCCCAGTCCGTCAATCGAGTTCTTATTCATTTATTTTGGTCGTATGGAAAACATTATCATGAAAATGTATATTATGATGAACGGTCATAAAGAACTCTCTGAAGAAGAACTTGATCTGGATTAAAACCCGGGTGTATCCACAAATACAGCTGGTGCACCTCCGCCACTACCGCCACCGCCACCGCCACCGCCGCTGCTACCGATATTCTCAAACTGATTCAAAATAAAAACTGCTAAAATCGATGACACGCAAACCACAATTGAATCGCGAACAAGGACCTTCACCGGCTTTTGGTTATCATGATCCACAAACCGCATTTCTATGAATTTCAATAAAAAATATACGATAGCGACAGATGCGCCGATGATTGCTAATTTTGTCGTATTGAACATTTTATTACGAATGGATGGATGTATGAATGTATGTATATAACGTGTATATACATACAATTTCAATTATTTATTGGGTTTTATACGCGACGCCGCTATGATGTCTGAAACGCCATTAATACTGGTGGATAACAAATATATAATATAAGACCCGCTAATGCTAAAAATACAAAAGAGAAAATGAAGATGAGTAAATCAATAATAAATATATTGTTATACCATTTTTTTTCTTCTTCGTCACCGTCGGCCATCTTTGTATTATACGACTATTTTTTATAAGTAGTGCGCTTACGCCAACACCTCAATATCATCCAATAAAGGCGGTGCGTTGAGTTCCTGTATATCGTTCAACGTATGAATATCGAGTGTATCCAATCGAATATCTCCGCCAATCTTTAATCGTCCAGATTCACCTTCGTCATCATCCGCGTCATCGCCGTCGCCGTCGTCATGTGTCATGTATTCGTTTTTTCTCTCGGACGCATCTGTTTCAAAGGTTCGCACCTCATTCTCTCCGAACGAAATGCCACCGCTGCTGCTTCCGCCACTACCGCCGTCATTTGTTATTGATGTAGAATCATTCGAGAGATTAGAACTTCCATTCAATTCACCTACAAAGTCAAGCTGGTCGATTGTAGGCGTCGCACCACCACCACCGTCGGCCCCATCCCCGTCGGCACCATCGCCGCCGCCACCGCCTACCCGATCGCGATGGCGTCTTCGACGTGTGCTTCCATGATGCTGACGCCGCTTCGCCGAGAGATTGGCGTCCTCTTCCGAGAGAATAGGTTCTTGCTGAATCACCTCTTCATTTTCGGTTACTTCTACCACGTCCTCAATCGTATCTTCCAAATACATCTTAATGAGTTCCTCTACCGGTATGTTATCACGAATCGTATTATAGATACACTCCTTGACAATAATCTCGAACTCGCGATTATTACGCTGGGTATGAAGCGGCTGGATCCCTCTCTCGAACATATACACATTAGAATACACTTTTCGCGCGGTATTCACGTAAATCTTATGAATGAAATCCGCCAATTGTGGTATCTTGATATCGACTTTCTTCTGTTTATTTCCAACACGCATTACAGTCATACACTTCAAATGGATAATATGAACACATGTAATCAAATCCTCTAAATACCCGCATGTGCTGCGTTCTTTGATTCGCGAAGTCTCTTCCTTAATAATATTCGGGTTCCATTTTGGAACTCTCGAGAGAAGATTCTGGAACGTCATCAAATACTTGTCTTGTTCCTTGTTTCCAACACACAATTTCACAGCTTCATCAAAAATAGAACGTATACCTTCTTGGATAAGTGGTGTAAGAATATTGACGAGACGAGACGCCCATTCATTCTTTGATTCATATAGCGAAGTAACCGAATAATCATCCATCGCGCCGGTAGTAAGCCTAAAATCGATACTGACCTTACATAAATGAAATATTTTCTAAACTCAGATTACAACGAAATACTATAAAATGGAGAAAATAAAGTAGTAGTAATTTTTCATTTCTAAACTCTTTACGAACCTTATCAAACATAATGAGTAGTTCGTATCTGCGAATATCGTGAATATCTGGATGTTTATGAATAAAATCGATAATATCAAGACCGCAATATCCTTGTTCGTATAGCGAAACAGATAAATCGAGAATTTTTTCATGGTCTTTACATGTATATGTCTCTTCTGGAATTGGTTCACACTCTGCTGCCGTCGCCGACCCAGAGTCGGCACAAGCAGACCTTTGTAAAAAACTAGGATGGATAGTTATCAACTCCGACAGTGTGATTTCTCTCGGTTTCGTTATTTTATTTGTGTTACATACCTTATCGGCTAAATATTTGTGAAGATTCACGGTCGTCGTGGTCGTCGTGGTCGTCGTGGTCGTCGCGATACAAGGATGCGGAATGTAGATATCGCAAAATCGCGAAAGAATCGGTTTCAATAGACTATCCTTATTTTCAACCACAATAAAGAATCGTGTGGAAGAACTGAATAGTTCAATACATCTTCGTAATGCGGATTGTGCGTCAATCGTCAATTTGTCTGCGTTCGTCAAGATAACCGATTTAAAAATAGTGCCTTCTTTCATATCGATATTTGTCTTCGCAAAAAACTTCAATTCTTCGCGAATGAATCGAATTCCTTTTCCATGAGCACAATTTGCTCTCATTACGTAGTTTTTAATTGCGGTTTTATCACCACCGTATATCATGTTAATAAACCGATTTAATATAAATGTTTTACCGGATCCATGTGTGCCATAAAATATGATATTCGGGATTTTACGGTTCTTAATAAAAACATCAAGCTTTGAATGTATATTTTCATGTATATCTTGTAATTCCGGATTCTCTGTCATAATTACAAATTGTTCTGTTCGTATCGTTGTTGTAATTATGACAATAAATAACGTTTAATTCCATTTTACGCCTCGGCCTTAGAAATTAATCACTTGGTCATATGGCTTTACGTTGGATAATGTTCCCGGCATGTTGCTTTTTCCGTCGTTTATAGCACCGCCAGCCTCGCCGTCAGTATAATAATAGTTAGTTGTATAATAATAATTCGTCGGTTTTGACGCAGTATAAAATGGCGACTCTTCATCGTATCCTTGACCATTATACATACCAAGGTAGGCAGTCGCCGCAGGCGATCCATCTTCATAATAATACGCATTACGACGATCGGTGCGTTGGTTACTCGCGGGGTCGTTCGGGTCAATCCAGTTGCCCATCGTGCGAATAATATTTCCGGCAGCGTCGCGAATCGAACCGAATAATCCGGGGCTTTGTCCTTGTCCAGGTGGAATATGTCTAGGGCGACCGTAACCGCGGAAATTACGAGTAATCCCACGGCGGTATATATCTTCTTCGTCAAGTGTCGATGCGCTCGTTTCTCTCGCAATATCATCGTAACTCGTTCGTGTCGTCGCAAGCAGATTCTTCTC